CGCTTCGTGAAGTTGTAAATAGTATCATAGCTGGTAATTGCTGCGTTGTCAAGTTCTGCGCAATCCAGAATAAGATGATAACCCCAGTAAGACATTTGTTTCTCCTATAGTCCTTCGAAAGATTTGATACTTCTCGTGTCGTAAGTCCATTCGTACCACGACTCAAAAAATGCTCGTACCTCTTTCTCGTCGAACTTAGGATCCCTGAGGATATCGACGATGCTATCAGTCGTAGCCCTATTACTCACACAATCATACTCACAACGCCCGAACGTAACAACTGGTATCTTATGTAACAGCGTTTCCATACCAGTTCCAGAGTTCACGACCACGACTGCGCGCGCACGAGGAATGATCTCGTGAATGCTTACGTCGTCCACCCATCTTGTGTGTCTGTATTTAGTGGCGATCGACATGAGATTCACCATGCTCATGGGATTCACGGGATGCCCCTTTACATACAGTGGGATATTTAGCTGCTCTGTCGCCTTGCAAGTTGCTTCGAGAGCTTCTTCAACAGTAACATTTGAATGAAATCTAATAGTCTCGTCGTGCGGAATCTGACACGGAAAGAACACGAAATCGTCAGGCAGGCTCAGATTCTTCTTAGCAGGCTGATCAAACTTACTCCCTCCCGCGAGCGCGCGAGCTTGCATTTGTGCATAGAAGCTACCAGGAGGAACGATTCTATTCTTATCAAACAGGAACGGATAGCACGAAGCACCGCCAGCGAAGCCCTTCGAGTCGATATAGAACTGCCACGGAAACACAGATTGCATGTAGTAGCGAACGATCTTATCGCGGACAGGAAACGTCTCGAGAGACTTGTGCGGAATGTAAACAATATCCGCGTCGGCTCGTTCTGCTTCTTCTGGTGTAAACTGCCACAGCGGCTTTTCTATGAATCTTACATCGTCGCCTTTGATGCGATGATAATTCAAAAGCATATTTCCCATGTTCTGCCAATGAACACGGATAGGCGGAATCGGACCACGAGTCGCAGTAACAGGTCCTTGCTTGAATGTTACATCAAGCCTGGGAAACATAATTAGAATCTTTCTCATCGAATCATCCTATCAAAGTGATTTTTCTTTGTCAAGTATGTTGAATTGTCATATTTGCGCGGACCTTTGCCAGTCCAGATAGTTGTTCCTTCGACAAACTCCCAGTCCATGAACTGAGAATCAAAATAGTCGAAGCGATAGTTTGATATATGCTTCTCGTATGTTTCACTGATAGCCACTTGATCTAGGAACCACAGCACAGGACCTTTGCGAATACGGAAGGCAACTTCTTCAGCAAACTCTACTGCGTCGCGCGAATAATATACTGCACCTGCTGCGACCTTAGTGCCGCGACTTTCCCATCCTTGCGTGCCTTCCAGAGACTCACGAACGAACAATCCAATCTGTCCAGTAGGCTCTTCGATCTTTTTCATGACAATACAATCTGTATCAATCACAAGATACGTATCGTCTGTGTATCTTAGACGATTACCTACTGTAACAAATCTATCGCAAGCAAATATAGTTCTCAGTTGCTCTTTATCTTTCGCGCTTGTGAACATATCTCCCCACGAAAACGTAAAGATAGCATCGGTCATCTTTTCCCATCTTTCGCTAAGAAAATGAAGAAAATCAACTTCTGCCGGTGAAGCGTTTATGACGTGAAGATGAAGATTGTTTCCAGCACAAGCAGCAGAAGCGGCCAGCGCTGGAGCGTGTTGGTTTAGATACACCGAATCACAAGACGCAAACAATTTGAACATTACTGACCTATAATGTTATACTCGCCATATGTTTCATTACTCAGTTGTGGAGAGTAGCCGTTGAGAGTAGCTTCTGCGCGCATATCGTGCCACAGTTTAACCAGATCTTGACGCGGATGTTCTTCGCCTTTGCCAGTGAACCAAGCAGGTTTCCACGGCTGGGTACTCATCTTAGTATAATGCAGGTGCCAGATGTTGTCAATAGGTAAACCATCGCCATCATGACAATTCCAACGCGGATCGAGGTCTAGCACATAATCAGATCCAGAGAACATACCGATATAACGATGATGGATATCTGGATTTGGTTTCATGCGCGCAATAGGCATCAATAGATCACCCATACGCTCGTTGTCAAATACGATGACACAAAACTCGTGGCCACCAAAGCGAGCACCGCGGCGAGCAGCCATGGGATGATTTTTAAGATCCACCGAAAAAAGATCAGCAATATCACGAAGATTAAGCTGATCAACATCCATGTAAATAGCGCGACCATGATAACCACACACTTCTGGAATAGCCCAACGGAAGCCTGAGAAAGGAGTAGACCAGCGCTGAGTCTGCCATCCACCCCAAGGACTATCCTCGTCCTTTGTCTGTCGCATCCACGTAATATCTAGCGGATGCGTCGTGTTCTTACGCAGCGTATATTCCAACACCATTTCGGCTTCAGCGTCTTCGTTGTTAGCCGATGTTCCAACGAATATGCGGATTGGTTCAATCATTCTTTCTTATCTCCAAGAATCTGCAGCAAGCTCATGAATATATTGATGAAGTCGAGATAGAGCTGCAACGCACCAAACACACCAGCCTTCTCGCGCTCTACGCCTTCGATTGTGTCATACGTTTCTTTGATGTTTTGTGTATCATAGGCTGTAAGACCGGTAAAGATAAGAACGCCAAGACAGCTGATTGCGAAAGCAAACATAGAGCTCTGCAGAAATAGATTAATTAGTCCAGCGACTACCAATCCCATCGCTCCCATAATAAGGAACGATCCCATGCTTGTCAGATCGCGCTTTGTCGTGTAGCCGTAGATTGACGCGAGTCCGAACGTCGATGCTGCGATGAAGAACACCTGTGCGATACTTCCTAGCTTGAACACAAGAAAGATTGACGACAGCGATAGGCCCATCAAAGTAGCAAATGCAAAGAGAGCCAGTTGTGCGCTTCTGACGGTGAACTTCTCAAAGAAGAACGCAAACGCAAAGGAAGCAGCAAGCGGCGAAAGAATCGCAACCCACTTAAAGGGCGTTCCCCAGATCAGCGCCATAAGAGTAGGGTTGAAGTTGAGCCCCATTGCTACAAGACCGCTGAGACCGAGCGCAACAGTCATGTAGTTATAGACCTGCAACATATGATTGCGCAGACCAAGATCATATGCTAGACGATCTCGTTGTGCTGAGATTGTAAACTCGTTCATCTGTTATCTCCTCTTAAAGAACATACCTGTACGTTGCATAAAAGGCTTTTGCATAGTCGATACTTCTCTGATCTTCATCGTCACGTCGTGATCATACTCCAATCCATACTTATTGAACACGTCGTGCCAATATTCCTGTTCGCGACAATTAACATGATGATGACCAGGATAGTTTGGCGGAGCAGCCGTTGCTACAACATACTTACAACGCGCAAAGTCCTGCATATAATTATCTTGATACTTTTCTTCTACGTGTTCCAGAAACTCAACGCTCCAACCAAGATCAAACTCGCGAGTCCACTGTGTAGGACCAACTGTGTAGTCGTGAATCATAACGCGAACGTCTTGTGGGCGTTCAACAGTCCAGTCGCCGTCAACTCCTACTGCGTCGAGTCCGCGCATCTGCGCCAACTCGACCATACCACCAGGGCCGCATCCAATATCTAGGAACGTCTTTATGTTATACTGATTGACAAGAAATGTCAATACCCCACGATCATTGTGGGTCTTGTTGAGATGACCGCCCAGATGCGAGGGAAGAGAATCTGGATTTACTTCTGATGTGTTCTGGGCTCCGATGCCACTTACCGTTGATGTTGTCATTTATATAATCATCCCGTTCCAATACTTCATGCGCAAACTGTTCGCGCACTTCTTCATAATTTACGCGTCCCTTTGTACTGTGTAGCGAGATGATCTCTCGCTTGAACAAAGATTTATCTGTTGTTTTGATTTGTTCTTTGAGAACTTCACTGGAACCGTAGTATGATTTCCAGTCTGATTCTGAACGTTGGCGACGGGACTTACCCTTCGCTTTTCTGACAGACCAGAAGTACTTGCGACCAATGTACTTCTGGCCTGCTGGTGTTGTGATAATATATACGAAACCGTACGAGTTCCCGATATCCTCACTATCAAACTCTTTTCCGTCAAATGTCCACGGATTCTCATATGAAGCCATGAACTTATATAGTTGTCACCACGCTTTCATAATATTAGACTTCTCTTCCTTTGACAGTGGAACATAATCTAATTCATCTGCAATCGCGTCGCCTTTTTCAAACGCCCATCTAAAGAAGTTGAGCGCTTCTTTATGTGCTGTTTCATTAACAGGCTTCTTATACATTATGATGTAAGTTGGTGCAGCAATAGGCCAGTCGCCACTTTGGAATGATTGCTTTCCTGCACGAATAACTTTATTGTTAATCTGTAGAGTCGAATAACTAAGTTTGTTTTGTTTTGCGTAAGCATACTCTACATAACCAATGGAGTTCTTAGTTTGCGCTACATTACCTGCAACGCCTTCGTTTCCTCTAGCACCAACTCCTACAGGCCATTCAAGCGCAGTACCGACTCCGACTTTAGTTTTCCACTCTTCAGAAACTGAAGAAAGATATCTCGCAAAGATAAACGTAGTACCGGATCCGTCACTTCTACGAACAACAGATATGTTTGTATTAGGTAGATTGACAGTTGGATTCAACTTCTTGATAGATTCGTCATTCCACTTGTTGATCTTACCAAGATAAATATTGGCTACCGTAGGACCATCAAGAACTAAATCGGAAATCCCCTCAAGATTATAAACAACAACATTTCCGCCAATAACAGTTGGAAACTGGAACAGTCCGTCTTTGTCCAACTGTTGTTGTGTAAGCGGCATATCGGAAGCACCAAACGTAACAGTCTTAGATTGGATTTGCTTAATACCTGCACCCGAACCAACAGACTGATAGTTTACTTGCTTCCCTGTTTCCTTCTTGTATGCGTCAGCCCACTTGGAATACACTGGATACGGGAATGTTGCTCCCGCACCAGTGATTTCTGTCGCATATACGCCAGTAGAAATTAATAAAGAAACCAAAAACGCTAATAACTTATTCATCGTCTTCCTCTAACTCTTCGATTTCAACATCATCCGCATCTGCACCGCAGAAAGGGCAATAGATTGGATCTAGCTTCTTTCCGCGCTTTTCGTAGCAGATAAGATACTCATATTCGCCACACGGGCAAGTCATATCCTTCTCTGGCACAATCAGACCTCACAGCCGCCCGCGACGCAAGCAAGTTCCTGCGCTCCAGTTGTAGTGTCGGTCTTTTCATAGTCCTTGAGCTTATTCCAATCAATCGACTTAGGCATCTTCGCAGCGAATGCTTCGTAGTCTTCCTTCGAGCAATCCTGATAAGGTGCTTGCGCATAAACGTGATCGCTGAATGGAAGGAACGAAACGCCAGACATCTTGTCGAAGTGATTGTATACCCACGCTCCAACGTCGAGCCACTCATGTTCCTTGACGGAGATAGTGACAGATGGCTTGTGCTCGCACCAGTGATCCTGATACGTAATCCAGAGTTCCAGCTGCTCGATAGCGGACATATCCGTACGGAACACAGCGTTCTCTGGTGCCTTCATTGGGAACGAGAACACATATACGTTGTTCGGACGCATCGCGCAATCTTCGACTGGAACACCAGCGTCGATCATCAGCTGGGCCAGAGGATCCTTTTTATCAGCACGAACGGTGCGAATGTAATAAGGATTATGGCGAGCATGGATACCACTAGCAGAATCACAAAGCTGAGAAACAGTGCCAGAGGGCTTGACACAAGTGACAGCAGCAGACTGCGGAACACCCAACTCCTTCGCGAACTTTGCATTGGTAGAAACTGCGATTGCTCTAAGCTCTTCGAGTCTTTCAGCAAGTCCCGGTAGTTTTCCATTTGTGAGCTCATTGTCCATGATACCAGTTAGGGAGACACCAAGAAGCCTCTCTTCCTCGCAGTTCTTTTTCCACGCGGAAGAAAGATAGCGGAAGTTCGTAAGGGTAGACTGCCATGTGCCAAGGATAGTCGCCCAGTATACCTTTTCTTTCAGATCTTCCATCGTATCCGTCGCGCGGATAACAACTTCCGTCAGATTGCAGAATTCCTTGTCGCGTAGAATGATCTCTGAGCATGGGTTAGTTCCAAAGTCGAAGTTAGGATCACGACGACCGTGCTTATTCACAGTCGCTTTTGCTGATGCACGATTGAAGATGCCGCGCTCACCAGACTTAGATTCATAGAGAGACTTCCATTCTTCCATGAACAAACCAATATCTGGCTTTTCCTTATAGACAGCTGAGTTGTTAGCCAGAGCGCGCTGTGATTCGCCGAGCCACCACTGACCGGACTTTGCTGTGCGCATACGATCGTCGTTCAGGTCTGACAGTGATATAAGAGCAGAACGGCGAACGCCGCCAACGACAACGATGTCTGCAATTTTACAAACAATATCATGGCACTCCAACGTGTTTAGACGACGACCAGCAGCCTTCTTGAAGATATCAACGCAGAACTTGAACAGCGCGTCAAGCGGCTCTGGACCAGAAGCACGACCACCAAACGTCTTGAGAGGTGTTCCTGCTGGGCGAATCTTGCTGAGATCCCACTTCGGAATCTGACCAGAATAGAGAAGATGAACGAGTTCCTTGAGAGCCTTAGCCCAACCGAGCTTGGAGTCAGCTACGATAATTGTAGTATCGGAAGGATGGAAATCTTCTGCGATAACTGGAAGTTGCTCAACGTCCTTTGACTCGACAGAGAATCCAACGCCTGTGCCGTTCATGAGAATGTACAGAATCTCGTCAAACGAACGTGGACTATTAACTGCAACATACGAGCAGTTATATGCAGCAACGTTCTCGCGCTTGAGCGCTTCGCCAGCAGTCATAACGCAGCGCATCGAAGGCATAACCTTCTGCGACAGAACAGCTTCTTCTAGCTCCTTACGATAATCCTTGATATCGTAGCCGTGCTGCTCCTTCAGATGGGACTCAAAGAAATTGAAGAAACGGCCAATAGTCTCATCCCAACTTTCTCTACGACCTTCATCCCAAAGAAAACGTGAATAACGTGATAGATGGATGAACTGTTGATAGAGCGTGGGAAGTGAATTTGACATAGATTACTCCGTTTCTTAGTTTTTGACAATAATTTCCATTCGCAGACGTTGCGTCTGCGTTAGCATTTTTTCCAATCTCGGATAGCCAGTTTGAGGGCGAGACCCTTAAACGTGGATTTATTTAGTATGTACTCAATCTCAGAACTACTGCATCCAGATAAAATAGCATCATTTATATCTTTATAATTCCAAGACGAATTCCAAATAACCATAGGATATCCACGTCCAGCAAACGTCTCAACACGCTTCACAACTTGTTTGTTGCGAGGCTGATTATCAAAGATAAGAACTACGTTCTCACCGCTGATGTTATATAGTGCTCGAGCAAAGTCCGTTCCACCTGCTGCGATAGCATTATCAAGGAACATACTGTCAATCGGGCCCTCTGTGACGTATATAGTTTTTCCGCGTTTTATGCGATCTAGACCATAGATCAACGGATCGTCGGTAATTCTTACAGTCACGTATCGCAACGTGGAATTACCCATTGCGCGTCCAGTCACGCCAGTAAGCAATCCATCCTCACGTCGAAACGGAATAACCAAGCGCTCGTCAGAAGCTAGACGTCCTTCGTATGCTGGATTAAGCTGTTCAAGAATCTTCATATCGCGAGCGTAATAAAGATCTTCCCAACGTTCTTTGGGTATCTTTCGCGACTTGACATATTCAACTGCACGATGATGCGCAGGCAGTAAATCTACACGATGAAGTAACTCATCAAGAATAATCGGTTTGCGTTCTACAACGACTTCTTCTTTAGGAATGAGAAAAGTTTCGTTGTTAGCCGCGACGCGCTCTTTGTAAGATTCCAGCCTGTAAGCTCGAGCAAGCCCAGGATCAACAAGATCAATGAGCTTACCAAGGCTAGCGCCCACGTCGCAATTATGGCACTTGTATATAAGTCCACCGGATTTCTCAAACAGATAGCCGCGAGCCTTCAGTTTGTTTTTCTGAGAGTCGCCGCAGAAAACGCATCTACAATTCCAAAGACGATCGTTTTTCTTCTTGAAGAGCGGTAGCTTATGGGATATCATCCCAAGATACTTTATATCAGTCATAAGACTCATGTTTATCTCATTTTATAAATAAAACAGTCACAACAGAAAGGGCATCAGTCGTGCATAGTATATACAAGATAACAAATACTGTCAATGGTAAATGTTATATCGGATACAGCCGTCATCCTGATAAACGATGGAAAGCCCACATTAGATGTGCTCTTTCCGGAAAAAGAAAGAAACTCTACAGCGCAATGAGAAAACACGGAATAGATAAGTTTTCATTTGAAATTATATATGAATCGAACGACAGAGATCATACTCTTATGCAGATGGAACCATTTTATATAAAACAGTTCAATTCAATTGATGAAGGCTATAATATGAATGAAGGTGGATACAATGTAAACACGGAAGAAATGCGAATTGCTAATAGCGAACGAATGAAGAAAAACAATCCAATGAAATTAATTAGAACGAATCTGGGTTCATTCAAAAAAGGAAGAACATTCGAAATGTCAGATTCTCATAAAACGGCTATAGCAGTTTCGAAACTAGGGAAAAATAATCCAAATTATGGCAAATCTGAAGCAGCGTCACACCTAAACGCAGAAAAAATTAAATGTGAACACTGCGGCAAATTAGCAAATATAGGCAACTATATTAGATGGCATTCTAAGAATTGTAGAAGCGCATCAGTGATAGCAGACATAGATTCATTATAATAAGCTCAAGAAAGATTGTCAAGAACTATCTCTTTGATGACTGGGGTTTATCGGTCTTGTAGTATTTTTGATAGGCTGCGATTACAGCTTGTTGCTGCTGAATATATCGACGGAGTTCTGCAACGTTCATCGACAGATTCTGATAGCCTTGTGGCGTAATAGCAAACAACACAGCGTTTCCGCCGCGCGCTTCGATCTCTTTAATCTTCGCTTCATAGTTCTCTGGCGTGATGATAGTCCATGTAACATTGCCTTGAGAAACTGGCGCAACAGTAGGAACGACAAGCTCCGCTCTCTCATAGAGAACTGGCTTATCTAGGACTTTAGCTGTTTCGGAACAGCCGGCTAGCCCAAGAGCACACAACGCAATAACTAATTTCTTCATGGTTTTTCCTTCGCAGTCAACTCCTTGATAAGATCATTACATATTCCATTTCTTACTTTACCACTCTTTTCATCAGTTGTCAAGTTCGCACCTGTAATAAGTTCATTGCAACGCAGCGCGTCCTTCGTGCCACGATTGACTTTCATTTCGGTTTCGTCTGGATTCTTAAGAGATGACGCAGCCAAATCGCGATTAGCAAACTTCTGACTCAGCTGAGCAACTTCTTGCTGTGTTTCAGAAAACTTTTTAGACATTTCGTTATTGAGTTGCTGCATCTTACGAACGTCTTCTTGCTGTTTCTCAAGAACGACTTTCTGCTGCTCAATAACCCCTTCCATTCGTTGCTGAATTTCGGCTGCTGCTTCGAGCTTTCCCTGGAGAGCCATGATATAGAAATAACCACTAGTCATCACAGTGAATAATACACAAGCGATTATTAGCTTGATCTTCAGTCCCATGACTTATCCTCTGTATGTTGACTCTGATCCGTTGCCTCCACCACCATCACCACCAGACCCATCGCTTCCGCCACCCATTGCGCTTGTGCGACTGACCGCCTTGACGCGCTTTCCGAGAGCTTTATAATATACTGTAGCTTCGTTCGTAGCTTTACGACGCATAACAGCCTTGAATATCATTGGCTGTCCATACTTCTTAGTCACACCCCTCATGCCAATACGTGGTTGGCGTTTACTCCAATGAACCGGTTCTGTACTGACTGCAGGACCAGCTGCGTTTGCAGGGGCATCTTCATCGACACGTTTCTTAGAATCTGGATGATGCACAACATGAAACATTTGCGAACCATAACGATCTGTATGATACTGCATACCATATTTGTGCGCGCTGTCCCAAGTATCGAAGCGAGTATCTGGAACTCTTCTCAGAGCACCGCCGCGAGTTTTGGTCGCGATAGCAAAAGGTCCTCTGCTATGCTTATTGGCAGGCTTTACAGCTTCATTGAACATTATAGCTTCCTCAGAATTTCTACAACTTTCATGTCCATGATGATATCGTTAGAACGTATCGTTTCGTTATCAGGACCAATGTTCTCAACGCGCTCAGGCCAATAGCTCAACAACATTAAGAACGGTTTCAACAGATGTAGATAGTCATAAAGTTTGAACGCTAACATTCGCGTCAAAGCTCTATGCTCAAACACATTGTAAAGAATCATCAAATGATTCAATATCAATCGTTCCTTCAGCTCACCGCGTTTTTCATATCTACTGAATAATCTACGAAGATTCTTTATTCGACTGAGATCTTCTAAGAATTCGGTTTCATCTACGCACGGATTGTGATAATGATGCGCGGCATAAAGAAAAAAGTTATTATCGTCCAATGTACCTTTCATATCAATTTTTTATTTCTTTAGCAGCCTCCACGATATCCTTATTGGCTGCTTCTGCTTTGATAAAAAAGCGTGCTGTCATCGACAACACGCCCCACGCTAAAAATCCAGTGACTGCTCCGGCTGCAAGAAGATGATCGATAGATTGATTTGTTTCTAGAAACTCACAGATGATAGGAGCGAATATAATAGCTGATCCTGTGCAGACGCCACCACGAATGGTTGCGTCTAACACCGTTTTTGGTCTCATGAAAGCAAACATAGTCAATCCGCCAAACAATCCACCTGCTGCTGATGCAGCTTTGGTTGCGACGTATGATCCTGCAGCTTCGATAGTCATTAGAATACGCTCAGTGCTACGCGCTTGATTGTTGTAGAATCGGTTGCAATGTAAAGATAGTTATTGCTAAACCAAACAGTTCCTACAGTGATAGGACCGGTTGGTGTTAGACCAGAAACCGTAGCAGTCGCAGCATTGTTTGAAGAAGGAGCAGCCTTCTTCGTCATGATAAAGTTGTTGACTGTTGCAGTCTTGGTGGTAACTACGTTACAAGCAAGTTGCGTCTTGTTACCCGAAACAGAAACATTCGCGCTGAATACAGTGTTAGCTGGAATCGCTCCAAAGAAGCTCTTTACAGTGATCTTCTTCGATACTGGTGTTCCGTTTGGATCATCGACGATCATCAGCAGATCTGGAGCCGCAGTTGTCGTCAATGCTGTAAGTTGTGTAACCTTTTTATCCGCCATTTAATGCGACTCCTGATTTATTATTCTGGGAGCTTCGAATCGTCAAGAGCTTCGCCACCACCGCCCGCATCATTGGCGATTGATGAAGCTGCAACGAGAACTTCGTATTGAATACGACCTGCGCGTCCACCCTGCCCTTGGGTACGAAGAACCCAACCAGCGTGAGGAATAATATCTGCTTCGGTAGATGCTGTGTTTGCGTAAGTCATTTCTGACGAGCTTACACCAAAAGTACCAAGAGCAACGTTAGCGCGAAAAGAACCGATCGTTGTGTTACCAAACAATTCGTTTCTGTTCTTTGCCAGATTGAGCGTAGTGTTTGCCCAGCTTGGCGCACCGTTAGCGTTATCCGTCATTGTCCATTGTGCCATATCTGCACTCCTTTCTTAAGTTATCCTATTTAGTCCTGATAGCCAATTCTCTTACCAACAGCTTTATAAACGATCTTATCGCCCTTTTCGCCATACTTCTTTTTGATTAGAGCTTGGCTCTTATTTACCTTGCTCTGCTCTTTATCGCTCAGTTCATCGCCGCGTTCGATTGCAGCACCATGAGCGGCAGTTTGACGCTTTACAGCTGTTCTGACTGCTTTCATCGTTGAGATTTCGTCGACCTGCTCTGCGTCTTCTTTGATACCAGCAGACTTCTTAGCAGCAGCCATTCCAACTGCATATGGCTCGCGAACCTTTGCGCGATGCTTGATCAGCGACTTAGCAATCTCGTGTCCCTTCTTGATAACCTTCTTTGGAAGATCTTCAGCTTCCTTGAGCGGTGGATTCATCTCAATCTTTTCGCGACCCATCTTAGCGTCCATGTCCTTGTGCTTTCCGCCATGAACTTCGCACTTCATCTTGTTTTCGTTGGTCGATCCGCAAGTACACTTATCATTGGAAGCATTGATGCTGGACAAACGCTTTTGAGCTTTAGCTTGCATAGCAGACATTTGCTTCTGCGCAATCTTTTGCTGAAGCTGCTTCTTGAGAGCATCTTTCTTAGCTGCGATCTGCTTTGCTACTGCGTCTTCAGCTTCGGTGACTTCTGAATCTTCCTTGACAGCTACGATTTTCGTTGGCTTATTCTTGACATACATTGGATGAGCTCTGACAACCTTCTCAGCCTCATCCTGTGTCTTAGCCTTATGTGCAGGAACGGTAACTGTAGCTTCGCCATGCTTTTTCGTTGTGACTTTGAACTTGAAGTTTTCTTCGACAGATTCTTTAGCTTGCTTCGCAGCTTGCTTCATTGGTTCTGTCTTATTACCATCCTTGTCGAGATCAATGTAGTCTGGCTTTGCGCCTTCACCACGCAGCTTCTTGAAGTCTGCTGAGGTAATCTTACCCTTAGGCTCAGCGACATCAATCTTGTGCTGATTGCCTTTGAGAGCTTCGCTTACTGCGTTCACCAGCGAATCGCTGAGACCAAACTTCTTTGGATCTATTGACATATTAGTTCCCTTTCTGACCCTTCATATAATCGTAAACTGAATTGATATAATCTTCAGCCTTGGTGATCTTGCTTTGGACCCATCCTTCAAGCTGAGTATTATCGTCGAGCATAGAAATGAGTTCCTGCGCGCGCGAAGCAATCATACGAAGCTCACCCTTCGCCATGTTGCCTTCGTCATCGACTTCGTTGTTCTCTTTGACTTTACCGCGAGCTGTTTCGCGAATAGTTGATTCTAAGCTCTTGTACGTCATCGTAATCCGTCTCCATCGTTTTCTATGAGAATCATATCAAACGCGACAGTAAATCTACCGTTGTTGCTTCTTGTAGAAAGTCTAACATCAATATCCGATTTCTCTGGAATAGGAATCGGAACACCAAACTCATATAGATACTGTCCACCACTACCACTAACTTCAAATGTGTGTCCAACTCTAAATGATGTCTGACCAAAATATCTTATGAACATATCTCCAGTAGCATCAGCACCACTTTGTGCACTGCAAGTTCCTTTTAGCAGATATCCAGTATATCCAGCAGGAACAGTATAAACAGCCATAAGAGTCTGACCTTTACCTGCTGTGATTATTGCAACATCTGTTGAATTTACTTGTATGTTGATAGCACCAACATTTGTAGATCCATCAACAACATATGCACGAAAAACTCTAATAAACTCATTTGTGCTTAAATTATTAGATGCATTCGTTAGAGTAATCGTTTCGCTAATCTGATTATAGTTTGCATCTAATCCAACTACAGTTATCTGTTTACCTGCATCAGATGCACTTGCTCTATCAACATTGATAACAGAAGCCGCACTCCACGTAGACCACGGATAAAGAGTATCGTTCTTATCCCAAATCGTTCCTGTAGTATTCGTGCTCATCGACGGGACTGCACCAAACTTGTGAATCCAGCTCGCATTGCGAACTAGATTACGAGAAAGCGCAAGCCGCTCGTCGGTGAGATACTTTAGATACATTACTCGCCTTTAGTGAAGGATCGCAGCATCCACGCATGCTTCTCGTGAATGTCGATGCGATCTTCCAGGAAATTTACGATACCGCGCTTACCAGCAGCTTCTGCAGCCGCGTGTGCAGCCTGAAGATCAGCAAGAATACGCATATTGTCTGCATATAACTTTGCCATCATCGCGCGCGAAGAAGGCACGCTGAGTTCGTCTTCAATTGACGTGAGCTGCTGAAAACGTGTCAGTGATCCTGGAACATATGCGTCGAGAGTACGAATATGTTCTGCAATAGTATCTACTGCACCCCAAACTTCCGCGTAGAGATCACCCAAGAAGGTATGATACTCCGAGAAGCTATGACCTTCTACGTTCCAGTGATAGTTGTGCGCCTTGAGATAGAAAGAAAAGCTGCTCGCTAATACTTTCTTGAGCGACTCTACGAGTTGTTCCATATTACTTCGTTCCCTTTGTCTTAGCGACAGCCTTCGTTGCAGTCTTAGTGGCAACTCTTTTAGCACGAGTTGCAGTCTTCTTTACAGCTTCAACTGCGTCTTTTGCGTCTACCTTGCCGTCCTTGTTAACGTCAGCTGCTGCCTTTACATCAGCTGCGTCTACCTTACCGTCGCCGTTGACGTCAGCCTTTGGCCAGAACTTCCAAGCGGCATAAGCAAGAACACCAATCACTACGAGTGTTACAATAGTATCCATTTTCAGTTTCTCCTTAACAATCCCATGCTCTACGAGACCAGTAATTAGCACTGGTCTTCTTTGTTAGATTACCCTGTCCGCTCGAGCGAGCACAGTATGATCTCTTGCGTGCAGGCTGGTCTTTCTTAATGCTCAATTTCTTATCGCCAAAGTTTACCTTCTTGATGTTTCCTGTTGAAGGATCGCGAACATAAACCTTGGATTTCTTAACGTCGCCTTTCATAGGCTTATTCAAAGGAACATTACGTCCCTGATATATAGCTTCGTTCATCGCATCTTCTTGTGCATCAAGAGCTTCTTGAACTTCTGGATGATGCTTGAATGAAGACTGAACTGTAATTCCGTAGTCGCGTGCGAATGGAGCCAGCTCAAATCCAGCTGCGAATGATTCGTTTAGTTCATTCTGCTCACGGATACCCGAAAGAGCTTTGCGAATCTCATTGAAATGTTTCTTTGCCGCGTCGTCCTTAGACTGATCTACTTCGGTTCTTGTGCGCGCAACAGGAGAACCATACGATGGCTTCTCTGGAGAAAACGCAGCAACTCCAATCTGTCCTGCAGCTTGCTCTTGTCCAGGCGTCGCTGCCGCATAGTTTCTGCGAATCGCATCAGTTCCTACGAAACGGTTTGATGGATCGTTAGGATTTGATGATGTTGGCTCTGAGCCAGTATATCCTTCACTTGCATCTTTGAACTTCTTTCTAAGATCATCCTGCATTTCTTTGTTGGTCATAGACGCATAAGGAACTTTGCCTGTAGGATGCGGATGCGTCTTTTGTACGAACATAGCTTCTTGCTGCACGTTCGTAGTCGTTCTTTCCTTACGGAACTTTACAGTGCCATCTGGCTCACGAACCTTGATCATCTTTACGTCTGCTGTGCGCTGTGCTTCGTTAACCGACTTTGGGTGCCAAGCATGAAAGCTCTTGACTCTCTTTACTCTCTTAGATAGAGGAACAGGATCATGTGTCGTCATGTTCTGTTCTGTGACACCAACCTTAGCAGCTTGATTTGGCTTCATATAATCTCTTGGGCGAATCATAGTCTTCGGAGTTTTTTTACCTGGAGGAAGAACTTTTACCTTACCTCCGGAAGCAGTAAATCTTGAAAACATTTTATCAAGAGTTTGTTTATCTTGTGCCTTCGATGTTTCTCCAGGTCTACGATAGTCCTTCAGTCTGTATCCAGTTTGATGATACAACTTATTGGGATCATAGTTGCGACCCTTCTCGTTACCCTTAGAAGTGGAACGAAGTCCTTCGTTAGTTTCTTTCTTCTTCGTAGCGAGCTTGATGAGTTCTTTCTTCTTCATCAGCGCCATACGATTGATAGCTCCACCCTTCTTGCCACCAGCATACTTTCCTTGTTGTGTAGCAAGAGCAGCGCCAGCTGCACGTTGTTGTGCGTCTGACTTAGCTGCTTCGTTCGTCGTATGAGTTACAACGCGCTTTCCAGAAGCATCATTGTAGCCGTGAGTTACGACTTTCTTACCGTCTTTGTATGTCGTCGACTTGAATGGGACTTTGCCGCCATGCTCCTTAGCTTTGTCACCAAGAATCTTCTTAGCTGCAGGAGATACGTCTTCGTTCTTAGGAGTCTTGCCAGCTTTCTTCATCGAGATAGCAATCGCAGCTTGTTGTGCTGGGCTTACAGCCTCTTTCGGTACACAGTTAGGAACTTGACGTCCGCCCTTCATCTTCATTCCAACTTGTTTGTAGTCGCTCCAGCATGGATCTTTATCTTCTGTCTGTGATGCTTTCAGAGCTGCATCTGTAGGAGCCCCCTTCGATCCTGGCTTACGCATACGCTCGCCTGATCCAGCCTTGATACGTGCGCGTTTTGCGTGGATATTATCCCAGAGTCCGCGCTTTTCAGATAAGTCTTTGTCCATCTCTGCAGCCTTTCCGCCAGCAATGAATGAGTTTACGCGATTGAATGCTTTTGTTGAATCGTTGTCTTCCTGAAGACCGCGAACGAATACTTCAGCGAGAATAGAAACGTCGATGCCTGATCTCTCAGCTTTATTGAGAAGTGCGAGCGCTTCCTTCGTCATTACGCGATAGCGAACGCGAGAGTATGTTGCGGGATCTTGTGTCGTAAGATCAATCAGCTTGTCGAGCAGATCTGCGAGTTTCTGACGCAGCTCAGGGCTCTGCAGAGCAAACTTCTTCGACGAACGCAGAGCGCGACGATATTTCTGAAGCTCGTCAGTATCCACAAGACCGAGACGAAGCAACAGATCCATCTTCTGTGAAAGTGGGCGAGAGCGATTTGGATCTTCTGGGCGTTCTTCGTCCTTCGCAGCTTCGTTTGTTCTGCGAAGTCCTGGTGGCTCGTCTGGTGAATACGGATTAGATAAGCGGAAGTTGAACTCTCCTAGCTTCTTGCCGCCAAGAGAGATTCCCTTCTTCTCTGGCTTTGCGCCGTGAGCCATGACGTTCTTGAACGAAGCAAGCGACTTGCCAGCCTGAACGGTAAACTCATGCTTATCTGCTGGAAGACGCAGAGCTTCGAACTTAG